CTTTGCTTTTGATGCTCAGGGTAGGGTTTTACATTAGTTTTAATTGCAGTGATAGGATGTTTATTTTGCTTTTGATGCTCAGGGTAAGGTTTACAGCCCTGGAGGCTTTCGAGTGGGCTTTTGCTGCCAGTGGTGTGGGGGTGATTTCGACATTGGTGCTAGTGATGAGGAAGCAGTATATAAATTTTGTTTTTCACCTTTGCGAGCCGGACGCGAGCGCTTTTTTGGGGGGATCGAAAGGACGCGAACATTTGACGCTAAGGTAAGGTTGTATTTTGCTATGTTGGGACAGAATGATAGAAATGCTACACTGGGTTCGCTTTGCTTTTGATGCTCAGGGTAGGGTTTTACATTAGTTTTAATTGCAGTGATAGGATGTTTATTTTGCTTTTGATGCTCAGGGTAAGGTTTACAGCCCTGGAGGCTTTCGAGTGGGCTTTTGCTGCTAGTGGTGTGGGGGTGATTTCGACATTTTCTACATGATCGGAAATATTTCCATGGAAATGCCTAGCGCCGATGAACCGGCAATTTTTTCGAAACTTTAATGTCATACCGTGAAATCCCACATGGCTTCCAGACCTTATTGCCCCTGGCAAAATTATCCACCAGGATGGCAATATTTCCATCCCCAAGGTCAACTTGATTATCGGAAGGCCATTCCTTCACAAGCTCCTCCAAGAGCCTGTCGGCCTCTGCATACCCAACCTTTCCGGCATTCCGTGCACGGAGCATTTCATTGATCCTCAAGCCCAATTTTTGCTGTTTTGTCTTCATCGGTTTCTTCACCTTGTCTAATTCGAAATTCCCCATAACCTTTCTTCCAGGCGCTCCAGCCCTTCTGCAATGCCGTACTTTCGGCATTCTTTAATTAGCCGAATATGCATTTCAAAATGATAACCCCAGCAATTTTTCAATTCCCTTTCAGCTTCATCTGTCAACAAAATTTCAGAATGAAGCTCAAGAAATGCATGCAGCTCTGATAAAGGAGTCAAAATAAACTCCTTCAAAATTAGAAGCTGATCTGGATTCAGCTGGGCTGTATCATTCGTAACGTTCAACCCGTGCATGTAAGTTCAATTGTTGATGTAAAAAACTAAATACCGCCGGCATAAAAGCCGGAGGATCATATTTACAAGACGTCTCAAACGTTAACAGCCTGTCCTGGCTGAGACAAAAATCACGCCAAAAACAACAGCCACAAGTTTTATCGGATAATGCCCCATTCCTTTTCCGCTTTGCCTTCGCTGCCGGCACGATCCTCTTCCAAAACTTTTTTTAAATAATCCCCCATCATTTTTCGCTCGAGATCTCTGAGTTTCTCGAGCTCCTTTACCGATACCAGCGTCTGGGTATCGGTTGATTTTAGCTCACTCTGCGCATCCTTAAATCTCACATTCATGAGAAATGTTTGCAGCAGGGTGGCTAGTTTAATGAAATCCTCCCGTACCCCCTTGACCTCCGTAGAGACCATTTCTATTGCACGATCCCGCGATAACGAGATTCGATACGCAAAGAAGCGTTCCAGTAAAAAGATAATCCCCACCAGTAAGATAACAAGACTTTCTGTGGATAGCAACTTATCCCAGTCCCTCCTCTTCGGCACTAATTTCATGCCAATCACTGTCATTTTCCGGAATCAAAATGCCTTTTGTAAACATCCTCCGGAAATAACGATCTCTCAGCTCAAAATACCGAACATAAGCCGTTAAAATCCAGTACGGCGGGTCAGCCATTGGAAAAAACTGATCTACACGATAGCTACATAGCGTAGATCGCGTAGATTGATCATGTACATCTCGCCAACCCTTCACCTCTCCAAGAGCTATTCGATCCTTTTGATTGCGCGGCGTGTCGGTAGTGCGACCCACCTGCGGAGGCTCTAAAAGCAATTGCCCAAATCGCCTCTGTACCACATAAGAATTATTCTGAAAGCTCTTGACGGCAGCAACAATCTCAAGAAATTCACGATCAACCAAAGCCTTCTGTCCATGTTCCGGAATCATCGCGAATCCGTATTGTGTAAATTTAAAATTTCACTTGACGTTAATGCCGCGTCGTAAAATTTAGCATTATCAAGATATCCGTCAAGAAAACGCGAGGCGTCACTATTCGAGCCTAGACAAAATTTTTCTGAATTGTTGTAAATTCCAGCTGAATAGGTTTTTGGATTATTAGACCCATTGGAATCCAAAACACCATTCAGATAAATCCTAATATCTGTTCCATTATAAACAACCCCCACTGAATACCAGGTGTTACTAGATAATGCCGTCCCTCCTATTGCCTTCGTTTCTGCTGTTCCATCATTGCTCAACGCACATTCCAGCTTAACGCTGGAACTGTCAATACGAATGTTATATCCCCTTGTTCCATTCGACGCGCCATGTTTAGAGACCAATGTATAATTTGTCCCACTTGGCAAACTTGCCAGCTTCAACCGAAAAAATCCTGTAAAACTTCCTGTTACATTTAACCTCTGCTGATTGGCATGAGAAATCTCCAACCGTTCACTCGATGCTGCCACAAAAAGGCATGAGCCATCGGTGGGATTCGTGTTCGGTGCACTATCGGATGAATAAGTCACCCCATTTACATTCGTCAATGGATTTCTCCCCTGCGCATCATCTCCAATTCCCGACTGCGACGAAAAACGCCATTCACTTACAAGCTGCGAATCAACTGTTGGAGAAACGATAGCCGCCTGTTTCAACCCGATCACCTCAGTATGATTGGGAAATTCCTTCAACCCCACCACTAAGAAATCTGTCGTGCCAATCCAAACATGATCGCTTCCTTGAGTCACCTTACCACGCAAATTAAAAGGCACCAGAAAGAAAGAAGTATTCTTAACCTCAGTATCTACGACTTCTTTACCCTGGTACTCCGAAGTCAAGGGCCAATAATAGCCTTCGGCTGTAGTAATAACCACTCCAGCCGAAGTCTTGAAGATAAAACGGGCTTGAAACATGACGGAATCTGGGTACCATCTTTAAAAAAGTCTGCCCGCCCCGACACAGATGCACGTCCTACCTGTCGCGCCGGCCAGGGCGGGCAGCGTTATATTAAAAATCTACAGTGCTGCAAAGTCAAGAACAGCGCTGCAAAGCAAAAAAGGAATTATCAATTATAAATTTTACGCCAGAGAAAAAAGCACCCCACAGCCAGAACTGGAATTAAGCTTTAATAAAACTTCAAGCATGATTTTTAGTGTAGGGGGAAATTCAACCATTTTATTTCCTTTGCATTAAAATGTCGATTTTTTCCTCTATTCTGGCCAAACGAACTTCCATCTGCTCCAGTCGATCCCGCAGAAATTTTTCTTGTTCGTCTTGTCGAATCTCAATTCGTTCGCTGCGAACATTGTTTGCGCGAACAAAATACGCACCTGCTGAAAACAGCAGAGAAATGAGAATTCCAACGAGCCAGCGAAGGAAATTTTCGTTCGTAACAATATTTATCAAAAGCCTACTCCAAGTTGAGAGTATCATACCAAGAAATTCAAAACTGCCGCTCGTGATCGCCAAACGCCGGCGAGATTGTGCGCATCGTGTTTGGATTCGGCCGACTGGCCAATTTGTATATATCTTGCCCAGCGTGAATCAGCGGCGAAAGTTTCGATGATGTCGGCAATGGTGGCAAAGGGATTATAGGCCCAGCCGGCAACGTAAAGTTCGGTTTCAGTGCGGGCCGTATTAAATTCCCATTCACCATTTTCGTAACTGATGGCATCGGCAGTGATCACCGTGTAGCCATCATCATCATCATTCCGTAATTCCACGTCAGTATCAAACCATCCACGTGCGAAGATGAATTTTTTTTTGGTCACCTCAGGTTTGACTGGCGCGGCATTGAGCCAAACGCGATAGCGATCGATGTGGCGTTCAAGCTCATAGGCGGAAATAAGATTAGCGATTACCACGAGATCCCGCGAGGCTGAGGTGTAAGGGTTGATGGTGGCCGAAATGCTGCCGGTATTGGCTGATGGAATTCCGGTGAGCTGGTCACCATCGATGCCGGTGTAGGTGATTAAATTGTCGTTATCCTCAACGAAACACTGGCCTCCGGAGGGATCGAAGAGGCTGGCGTCCATTACGCGCATCGAGGTGGCTGCGGCGCTAATGGAAGCCGGAACGTAGGTGGCGATCCCTAGCTCTCGCAGGATGTAATGCGCCATGTATTGAATTGCTGAACGAACGGCCATTTTAACTCCAAATTTCTACTTTCGACGTGGTGATTTCATCATTTTATCAACCGCTGGCGCTGCAATTTTCTTTACCTCACTAACAATCGGTGAGATCAAACCGGGCGAATCACGGCGCAAAAACTCAACAAGCTTTTCGTCAAGATCATACTCACCAGTCTTGAGCTCAATTCGTTGATTGTTAAAATAGCCACGGTAATGGCCTTGAATAAGCACTTTCATTTCTGCCAGCTCCAAATACTCCCCACCTCTTTTCGATAATCAGGCAACAATTTTTCTAAAGCACGACGAACGCCTTTATCAGATTCATCATGTCCGCAAAGCATACCACCATTTTTCACACGTGGCAGCCAGGTCACGATGTCATTGTAAACACTTTGATAATCGTGATTTCCGTCAATGAAAACCACATCAACCTGATGCCGGCTTAGATGTTGCGCCGCTTGAAAACTAGTGCAGTATAAAAGACAAAATTTTTCAATAGGCGCATCTTTGATGTTGGTGATGAAACTCAACATCAGGGGATAACCTGCCAACGATTGCCCTTCGACCCCGCGGAAATCATCAACAGCGTAAGCGATCCCGTCATAAGGCAAGCCATGCAGCACCGCATTAAAGCTACGGCCTTGGTAAACACCAACTTCAACCCATCGGATTACCCTGGAAGCGTTAGAGTAAATCCAATCAAGCTCGGATTCCGACATCCAACCGGAAATGTTCAAACATTGATTAATGACTTCCTTTTTGTCCATCTTACGGAATTTGAATTTCATTCCAAATTTTGTCAATTTCCCAGGTGCCCCACTCCCCGCAATTGGAATAAAGTCCAATGCCCTTGTGGTATGCAGTAAATTTTCGTGTGCAGTAAACTGGAACCTCCAGCTCGTAAAGCTGCCGCGAGATCCACCAATCCTCAGGATCCACAATCGCTACAAACTTTCCATTTGTGTTGACGATCTTATCAGAGATGTTAAAATAAATCTTCTCTGCCCACGGCCGGGAAATATCAATCAGCATCAAGCCAGTATTGACTAATAAAGCAGCATTTTCAGGAGCATCCCAAAATTTGATAAGATCGTCAGCACAGAACGTTTCCGGAAGCCTGACTGCCTCACGAATCGTAAGTCGGCGCCGGCGCTTCTTTCCATCTTGAAGAAAGTACAATCCTGTACTGGTTAACCCCTTTTCATCCTTGATTGCCATCAAAACAGAAATGGCACCGGCACCAAGACGCTTCATTTCTAAAAGCAATCCGGAAATTAATCCGGGCTCTTTTATACGAATGTCCGAATGCCAGAGCATAAACCAACCATACTGCTCACGATCATTCAGTGCCAGGCAGTAAAGCTGATTACAGCAATTGGCTAAAAGGCTTGATTGCTGCGATGCCACCACACGATCAGCATAACCAGCGGTTTCACGATAAACTGCCGCCTGGGTCTGAAAATCGATATTTCCATCGTAGGTGGGCATTGCGACAAGCAATTTTTTCATATTCGCTCGAAGACACCGACAAGAACAATATCCATTTCGGCAGTCGTTGGCGCCAGTGAAGAGCCGATAACATGAACACCAACGTAATCCCCGGCGGCAACGCCAGCAGATTGATTTAAGCGCGCCACGGCATGATTTGCCTGTACGGTATCAGAAAGCTGGGGCTCAGGGCCATTGAGAATGGCGGTGTTGTTGGCAGTGACTTTTGCCGTGCAGGTACCAGCCGTCAAATCTGCATTCGATTCTAAATGCAGATACAAGGGCTTGAACTTATAACCAACTGGCACCAAAATTCCATCGAATGTCGTTGACGCCGACCCGGTAACAATAGTTGCCGCGGCCGTAGAATTCGCTCCCAAATTCGCACTGCCGAAAATCAACGTTAGCGGTACTCCATTAAAGGGAGCTCTCAACTCTTCTGCCATAAAAAAAATCTCCGGAAAAAATCCCCTCCCACCATCATATCATCAACGGAGAAGTGACATGGTGGGGGGGGGGATGCGTGATTTGGAAAAATAGATTAATAGGTAATGCCGTGAGCTCCGGCAGTGTGGATGTTGGTTGACCGCGTGCCACGAACGGCAACAGCCATCCGGAAGCTTAGCACCATGATCAACGTTCGGGTTTGAATATTTCGATCAAGCTCAATCAAAAGCTCACGGCGAAAACCAGATCTCCACATTCGACGATTGACAATAAGCACTGTACCTTCGTCATTGTTGGAAGCAGTGGTGGAAAGCTTGCCATCATCCTCGGCCAACTCGATGCTGGAGGTGGGAATAACCGGAATACCACTCCACTTTGCAACCTCACCAGTTACAATCGTAGCTAGCTGTCCGTATTTATCCCAGGTTCGCAGGTTGGTCAGTCCCAGCATGGAGACCAGGTAGGTCTTGGGATTGGTAAACAACACCAACTGGTTGGGATCAACCCCATACTTGCCCATTTTGCCAAGCGCCGCAAGCAAAAGAGCATCCGTGAGTGTGGTATTGATGTCGGTTGACTGAGCGGTATTGTCAACGAGAATTTGATGGCGAAGTCCGTCCTGGCCAAGGCTCAAGTAATAAGAGTCGTCGGCAGGATTGGCATCATCGAGATTAATGTTACCGGTGTTGGCGTCGGTGGCATCGGCGTTCATCATGAATTTGTCCATTTGTTCCGCAGCCGAAATACCCATATCGATTTTCAAGCTGGGTAAAATCGGAATGATCGAATCCTCATCAAGATTATAAGACCAGTTGATTTCCCCAACTTGCTCGGTTGCGGTCATGGTAGATTTTGCCGTGGCCGGATCTGAAACCGTAGCCGCCGTGTTTTGCGTGCCCTTGCGCCAGGTAATATCACCCCAACCCACCGGAATATCGTAAGGATCGGTAGGCATGGGAATGCGGTCAAAGCTGGATACTACACGCGACGCAAGAAAAATGTCACGCCAGAGCTCGGCGCTCATGCCAGTGGGAACAAACTCATCACCAGTTCCAGCGCCGGTTGCAGTCAGGGCTTTCTCGAATTCCGGCGAAGGCAGCTTAACACGCTCCGGCGCCACCCGATGCGCTTTGCACAAAAGATTTTTGATGAAAAGCAGATCATCGACTTTCATGCCGTCGAACTTTCCACCTTCCACCATGCCTTTTGATCGGGCTTGAAATCCAAGTGGACCTATCAGCTCGCCCTTGCGAACTGGTTGCTTGTCAAGCTCGGCTTGAATCTGAGCCTGGACTTTCAGATGAACCTGTTCATCAAGCATGGCTTTAAACTCGCTGGTCAACCTATCGATGTCGATAGTCTTGTCACCAGCCTTGATATGCTCCTGCACAGTCGTAACGAGCTGAGTGACCTCTCGATTGAGAGCGTCAAGCTGCTCTTTGATTGCTACGTCCATGATTGAAAGCTCCTTGTAAACTTTTAATTTGCTGTGAAAGACTGGTCAACGATGAAAGAAGCTCCGAATCAGGACTGACCGGCTCCACAAGCTGACTGGGCAGCTTGCTCCGCTCGCGTTCTTTGATTCTCCGCCTAACACGCCGGCGTTGTTCCGGCGTCATCAAATATTTTAAAGAGCGCCGCAGCGCCTCTTGATTGGCAGGAACGGGTACAAGAGAAAACTCCAACAGCTCCCACTCCAAAAATTTCAGCGCAGGACGAACTCTAAACCCGTTGTCATTTTTTGCATCCATCTCCTCCTCTGTGATAGAATCAAAGCCGATTGAACTTGCATTGATAAACCCACCCCGCCACAGGCGATGAATGGTATCGGCCATTTCGAAGTCCCCCCACGCCGGAAATTGAAATAAAGCCTTTACCCCTTCACCAGGAATTACGTTAAGCTCAAGAGCGCGTGCGATCGGCGGCTGGTTATATAGATGCGCCCATTGTACAACGGGATTTTTTCTAAAATTTTCAAACCGGCCGCCCTCGGCGATCACCAGGTCTCCACTCCGGTCGATAATTTCCCTGGTAATCCACACCTCGTAGATTCCCTTTTCCACATCGATTGCTTTATTCTCAGCAATCGTTACGCTACGGCGTTGTTTCATAAAATCGACACCCCATTACGCTTGGACAAAATTTTTAGAATTTTTTCGGTGGTTTCGGCAGCTTCCAGTTCGGTAGGTTTACCCTCCTCATCAAAGTTTATTGAAGTACCAAAAGGTATTGAAATGTCTCCGGCTTTAAATTCCGGCAAACCGAGCTGGAGATAAGCATTGATAATATTGAAGGGCACACCCATTTGTGAAAGCCACATCGCAAGCTGATACCTTGCATTCTGCAATCGCGACAAAACGTAAATCTGTGTGGTATCAGTTTGAATGCTTTGATTTTGCTGCAACAGCCCCTCACGGCGCATAAAAAAGGTGAGTTGATCGTCACGAAATTTTATCAACGGTGTCATCGTTTCTGACCAAAAAGTGAGCAACGCCCGCTCGAAATTTTCATAAGTATCCTTTCCAAATCCCATCAGTTCATCCGGAACACCGAAAATTCCGCCAATTTCATTGCGGGTTAGCTTTCGCGACTCGACCCATTGCATGTCGCGCTGGGTAAAATTCACCGGTTTATAATCCATGATGCCCTTTTCCAGTGCGATAACCTTGTGCCAGTTCACGCCCTTGCCGGTGATTCCCACCCGTTCTTGAAATTTGTTTTCCACTTCCTGACGCTCTTTCGCAGTAAGTCCCTGAGGCGTAATCAAAACGCCATCCGGCCGAGCACCATTGGTGAAAAACATTTTAGTCCAGGCGCTGGAAAGCTGTTCGATTGAAACGCTCATTCGAATTGCCGACATCGGCGAGATACCACGCCAGGGATTGCCCGGATTGTAAAATTTTGTATGCAGAAAGTCACCGGCATCAAGATCATACTTGGCCACACCGGCACGCTCGACGGTATAACCAGCAACAGCGTAGTAAATCAAGCGCGATTTATCCGGAATTACATGAAAATCGATGGGCTGATGGGGCCAAATCTCGATGATCTCATTACGACGACTGCGAACAAATTCAAATCCCTCTTCACCGCCCAGAGCCATATCACAAGCCCACTGGCGCCAAATATCCGAAGAAGACCGGGTTGGATTGGGATTTTCCAGCAAAGTATTAAGGGGATGATCAACAAATTCGTATTTTTGCCCTGCCTTTTGCGAAACACGAAGGGGGAGAAAGGAAAAAGCATCCTGCCACTTTTTTACCGCGGTGTGAACCCAGGTGGTAATATTATAGTCAGAAGAGAATTCAGAAAAGGTGGAAGGCTTCTGCGTTTCTTCGTCAGACCAAATGCGCCACAAATGCTCCCGATTAATCAGCTCGGGATGCTGATCATAAAAAGATTTCAACAGCCAGTTTAAAATGCGCTGACGAAATTCCAATTTACTTAGGCAAAAAGATTTTTTAATGAAGAGGTGTTAGGTAGGAGAATTGATGTGCTTGAAACTGATACTACAATACAAACCAAAAAGCTCCATTGCAAAAAATAAGTTTCTGCAATCAGAACCTAGGTTGTCTCCATAAATTCACGCCGTGCACGAACATAGCACCACGCCCCAAACCCATCCGCCGAATGGTTGTCTTTATCCACCGGCTTGTTGGACGAAATTTCACCAAAATCGCCCTTCCCCTCCGGATAACGATAACCCTCCGAAAATTCACTGATGAAATTATGACAACGCCGGTTGACTTTGACAATACGACGACCGTTGCCATCACACAACAACCGTCGCACAATCGGAATTCTTTCGGCTATCTCATGCCCCTCAAAACGAACCGGAATATTGGCCATTCGGAAATATTCATGCAGCGCTTTTGCTTCTGGCGAGCCAATCGCCAGCTCTGCAAACGGCCAGCCGCGTTCTTTAACCTCCCGAACACAGGTTTCCTCAAGATGCTGTCGATGGCAGATTTCGTCAAAAACAAGAATCGAGCCGGGCTTTTTCTGAACCCAACCGATTACACGAGGATCTGGATTGTACCCATCATCGAAATAAAGCTCGAGAGGATATTTCAAGCCCAGCTCAGGCTTATCAGGATTTTCCAAAGACAAGTCCGGATCTTCATCACAAAGATTTCCGGCCGGCCAGGTTTCAAGAGAAAAGGTATCATAAACCACACCCTCGAAAACCACCATTTCCCCACGCAACTGCTGATCCGCATAACGGCCGGTGTAGGAAGCCTCGAGAGAGGCATAGTACAATGGATCTAAATTGGCTTTATTCGCACTTGTTGCCAATTTAAAAGCCATGGTTAGTGGTTTCCCCTCGATGCTTGGAGGGGATACATAAAAAACCCGTTTTAACCAGTGCGGCTTGGGCGTCGTGGTAATCCACATGGCCGGCGCCGGACCAATTCGAATACGACCAATGAGCACACGCCAGGCATGATCATCACCTTTGCGTGCAGCCTCATCAAACCAAACCCAATTCAAATTTGGACCCGTCCAGGCTTCCGGGTCATCGATGCCTCCATAAAAAACTTTTGCACCGGTATCAAATTGCCACCAACGCTTGGACTTATTTTCAACGGCAAGATGATTCCAGGGACACCAGGCAGCAAACTCTTCAAACGCAGATTTTTCAAAATGATTGTTATCTGGACTTACGATCGCGCCGGGCTGCCCGGCCTTGATTCTTTTTAACGCTTCGATGCTGCCGGCCGCGGTCTTGCCGCTGCCGAGTCCGCCCTGCAGCAACCGATAACGCGCCGGGCTGAGATGAAACGCCAGAGTTTCCGGAGAATTCGGATGGTAAAGCTTCCCAGTCTTTTTGTTGCGTAACTGGCTCAACGCCGGCCACGTTCTCGACTTCGACGTCGACGGCATTCCCTGCAGACGCCGATAAAAGTCGATCTTCGCCTCGACCGGCCATTCCTCCCAGCCGCTCGGCTCCACGTCGCGCCAATTCTCGATATATGCGCTCATCAATCATCTCAGAATCAATCCTAAGCCTGTTTCCAAATAGTGCTGGCCATCCGCGCTCCATAATCCATTGCAGCGCAGAAAGACTTTTTTCCTTCAAGGCCAAGCGCTGATGCTTCTCGAAAATATCCATTAGGTAATCAGCCCGAGCCTTGGCTACATCGCTAGCCCATGTACAAAAGGGCTCCTCACCGGCATCAGCACGATTGATCCAATTGTAGTAGCTATCCCGGTGAATCGCGCACGCCTGGCAGATAGTTTTGATAGGATGACCCTTTCGGGCAAGCTCGATAAAACGTTGAGAAATGGTAGGAGTAAGCTTGGTATTACTCAAAAGAAAAGTTACTTATAACGCTTATCACGCAGCCATCCGAGTGCAAAAAAGCCAAGGATGACAATCACAACCAGAAGAATAATTTCGGTAGGATTCATTAAGAATAATTTTGGTAGGATTCATTTTCATTTACTTCTTTCTACCCTAAAAAAGTCAAAAAAGTTCTTGACTTTTTGTAACATCTTGACTATCTTATTTACACAAAAATTCGGCCCCTTGATCGCTTAGATCGTTTAACGGTCAAGTCAATGCTACTCGCCAAATGCCCCCAGGCCGGAGGACATTTGGCGATTTTTTTTAGAAAAAAAAAAAAACCCCCCAAAAAATCGTCAACCCCCCCGCATAAGCTGCGGGGGGGTTTTTTTTTCTAAATAAAAATCGTCAAAGCTTATTTTGTAAAGATATCTAATTGTTTTGGATTTGGCATTTTGGCCCTGGGGTGGGCCTTTTGATAGACTTCCTTTATTTTGGCTGTTGACACGTGGGTGTAAATTTGTGTCGTGGCTAGTGATGAATGTCCAAGCATTTCCTTGATGGCCATTAAGTTGGCGCCGGAGTCAAGGAGATGTGTGGCAAAGCTGTGGCGCAGGATGTGGGGGTGGGCTTTTTGTGTTTCAGTGACTTGACTTATATATTTTTTTACCGTTTGGTAGACTTGGTCCGGACGGATGCGCTTGCCCTTGTCGTTGACGATAAGGGCTTTTTCATTTTGGTTGTGACAGAGTATTGGTCGCTTGGCAATCCAGGCTGTCACGGCGTTTATGGCATTGGTGCCAATTGGCACAATTCGTTCTTTTGATCTTTTGCCCAAAACCCGGATGGTGTAGGATTTGAAATCCACATCGACGAGATTAAGGTTGATTAATTCTTGTCGGCGAATGCCGCTGCTGTACAAAAGCTCAAGGATTGCTTGATCGCGATGACCCGCGATCGTTTTTTTTGAGGGAAGAGCTAAAACATCATTGACTTCTTTTTCCGAAAGCACCATTGGCAGTCGTCGTGACGTCTTCAACGTGACCAGATTCACAGTTACATCAGGATCAATCTTGCCATCGAGTACGGCAAGCTCGAGCCTGGCAAAGCGAAAAAAAAGCCGAAGGGCAACGAGCTTTCGGTTTATGGTGCTGGCCTTGAGGCCACCTTGTGAAAGGATGGCAAGATATTTCCGGAGGTGTGCGCGCTGCACGGTTCCGTTAATTTTTTCTTTTTGTAAAAATTTCTGGAATTGTTGAATGTCAGTGAGGTAGGCCCGGATTGTGGCCAGGTTTTTTTGCTGTATCTGGAGGTACAGCGTGAATTTCTTGATGAGTTCATCCACAAGAATTTCGACCTGGTCTCCGGTATTTTTCGGAGCTGTTGCTTCGAGAGGGGGGGTGTTGTTCTATAATGGGTATTATGTAAACTTGCTCCGCATGGTCCTTGCCTTGCCCTGCCTCGCCCGGTCAAGCCTCGCCCTGCCTTGCCCAGCCTAGCCCGGCCCCGCCCGGCCTAGCCTTGCCTGGCCAATTGTTTTGATCTTCCAGGGACGAATCAAACAGTATTTTAGTTTTCATGATTTTTCTCTTGCTTTTCGATTACCCGGTAGATCGCTTTTTCACTTTCCCATGATAACTCCCCTACATCGGTATTTTTTACCCAAACTCGCTGGCCGCGCTTTACGGTAAATTTTTCACTTCGCAATATCCGCCAATGACCAATCCGACTATGTGGAATCGGACTGGCCCGAGTACCGCTCGGGCCAGTTTTATGCCTTAAGATTTTTAACTGTTCAAGTGTAAGTACCCTGATTCTCGGCTTTTTGTTCAGCAGCGACGCCGGCTTGATCGCTTTCTCTCTCTGCCTTTGCTCCCTTACCGTCAACCGCTCGGACTCCTCGATGACGATATTGGCAGGGTAGTTTATGTAAACGCAAGAATAAAACAACAGCGCCCATAATAGTTTAGCATTCTCAAACTCAAATATGCAGCACTTATCTAAATTTCCACCACAGCCGTAATTACATTCCCGATACGGTTGCAGGCCACCGCCTGGCATCAAATACACGTCGTTGCGAGGGTGAGGACAAACCGGATTAGGGTATGTATCCCACGTCAACTTGGCTTCATTCCACGTATGGCCGACTTTTTTTATTACGTAAGTTTGTACACTTAACGGCATTCCTTTTATCGTTAAATCAAAGACCCTGCGTTTCATCTCCGGCGAGAGATTTGCAATTTTTGGATCAACTAACCCATCAGTCATGTGCAAATCAATCCATTCATCCGGATCAAGCTGCCAGGATGGATTTATATTTTGAAGGCTGATCATCTCATCATTAAGCTGCCGGATAAACATGAACGGCCAGCACTTTTCTATTTTTGAAAATACAGGGAAATCCATTAAAAAGCTTTTGTACGGCAAGTGAAAAAACTCCGCCAAGCCTTCAACATCACTCTGAATTTCTTTCAACGTCAAGACCGGATTCATCTCGATGAGAAATAATGGCGCTTTGGTGTAGGCTTGGAAAAACTTTTCTGCCTCCTGTCGTTGCTTATCAGCAGGCATACGCTCAATCATATCGGCGATGGTCTTACCTATCTGCTGATATCTCATGCTCATGATTCCTCCATTTGGGAATTTTATTCATGCGGCATTGCCCAATTCGCCGGCAGCTTGACCTTTAGCGTAACTGCCAGCGCTTGTATTTTTTTTGTGGCTGCTGCCGGCGTAACGTTGCTGTACATGAAGCCGGCTTGGCTTATTCGGTTCATGACGATTTCTGCAATAATTTGCGCTTTGCCGGCGGCATCGGCTTTTGTCGCGCGGGATATAAGTTGGCCGCTGGTTTCTTGAAAATGGTGGTTTGCCATGGCTGGAATCATCGCATCGAGCACGGCTTCGGGAAACTTGAATGCTTTTGCGATATATGGCGCCGCGGCGCGCATCAGGCGCTGGCATTCATTGCAGCGCTTTTGCATGCGTTTTAGCTTGCGCTTGACTGGTGACTCGATTTTCGCGGCGGCGGATTTCTTTTTTTCCTTCGGTAGCTTTGCGATGGCCTTTTTTATTTCTCGCATGTTTGTTGTGTGCAGCTCCACGTGTTTGGAGCCGAGCACGCGCTCGCGCATGTAGCGGTTGTAATCATTGCTTGCGTTCGGTACTAGCCGCAGCGATTCGTCTTTGGTCGTGATGGCGGTGGCAATCTTGTTGGTAGTTCTGTTATTTTTTCCATTGAAGAGTAGTTGAGTTTTTTCCCCGTCCTTCAGTATTTTAATCCCCAGTTTTTTTGCCAGGTGCTCGGTTTCTTGCCAGGCCTTCGCCTGGCATTTTAGATCGAAACAGCCGGGTCGCATGCAATACTCATCGTTTTTATGGTTAATGAAGAATTCACAGCCTTTGCATGCTGGGAGAATTCTCAGCCCCATTTTTTCGGCGGTTTTCGCCACGTGATCGATGGGGAACGTGGCTGTTTTTTCGAACGGTGCATCCCACAGGTGCCGGGCTTTAGCGCGTAGCGTTTTTCCGAGCGCATTGTTGAAAACTTCGTCTTTGTTTTCGGCTTTTGCCACTTCTTCGGCGATTTGCTGCGCCTGGTTGGGCAGCGATCGCGCGAGATTGATCAAGTTCCTGGCGTGGCGCTCGGGCAGGCCGCCGGCTTCACCGATCAATTTTTGAAGAGATTTGGGGAGCTTCAGCAGCCGGAGCAAGTTTGCCACGGCGCCCTGGGAGGTATAGCCGAAGTGCTCGCCGGCTTCAAGCTGACTGAGATCGAAGTCGTTTATGCGCTTTTGAATGGCTTGGGCTTTTTCGATTGGCGTGATATCTTCGCGCTGCGCGTTTTCGACCGCGGCGAAGTCCGCCATCTCGCGATCGCTGAGCTGGCGGAGATCGATGGGGAATGGCTCCCCGGGTTTGGCGATTTGCCAGGCGGCAAATCGTCTATGTCCGAATGCGAGCTGCACAGCTTCCATGTCCTGGGGGTGCAGGCGTGCGATGGGGATTTGAAGTAAACCACGCTTGCGGATATCTTCGGCAAGGGTCTGGATGCGCGCCACGTCGTCGGTCATGCGCGTTTGCCAGGGGTTGGGGTGCACGCGGTCGCATGTGAAGGAGCGCACGTTGACGTTGATGGCCGGTGGTATTTCCATGGAAATTATTATAAGTAAATGAAATTCGTGTGATAAATCCGGACGATCATACGCCGGTAAAGAGAATTTGTTCGTTTTTTTTTCGGACGTTGAATAAGTTTTTTATGCCGTTGGGGTCAAGGTTGTTCATGCTCCACCTCTACTTATTCTTATTTACTCTGCCTATGCTACCTTTTTTTCAGTTTTTTCAGTTTGTAATTCTTTCCTAGCCTTGACCATAGGCTTTTTTCCCACCATTAGGTTTATTTTATTTTGTTCTGCATACTTTTTGATAATTCCTGAAAAGTATGCTGGTTTTGATACGGTTATTTTCCCCCGTAAAAATTGATCCTTCGTTAATGACAACGCGTCTTTTATTATCTGTATTGGGATCATATTTGCAATTTTCCAGTACCAGTCTCCATTCTCTTCCCCCTTACCCAGCTCATCGTACATCTGGATCGCCATGTCGGCGATATCTTTCTCTTTTCCTGTTGAGGTGAGATAGGTTCTTAAAAATTTTTGTAGTTTGGTGTCTATTTGTTCAATTTGTTCAAAGTCGTTTTCGTTCTTAACGTTAACGGTTTTGTTTACGTTATCTTTGTTTTGTAGGTAAACGGGGTTTACTAGTTGGGCAGGCTTTTGGCCTGGCAACTGGTAAACCCCGTTTACCAGTTGATCTGACTCAACTAGTAAATCCCGTTTACTAGTTGAGTGCTCAACTAGTAAACGGGGTTTACTAGTTGGGCAGGCTTTGTGCTCAACTAGTTTTTGAAGGATTTTTTCTTTCTCTCTACGTTTTAATTTGTACTCTTGGCCGGTTTTACCCGGTTGTCCATTTTTTTCCAAAATTCCAATTTTGCATAAGAAATCGATGACTTTTATTGTAGTTGGCCGGCTGATGCCGGTCAACTGTTCAATTTGAGACAGACTTATTCTGTCCCGTAGGGATATTCTTTTGTCAGGGTAGCCGAGGATTTTTCTGGTCACCGTGATAAGAATTTTGAATTCTTCTCCGGAGAGATGTCGACAAAAGTCGTCGACATACTCGTTCGGAGTCTGGAAGCTGTATTTTAAATTTGTGCGATCGGCGTCCTGGCCTGTGTTATCGCTCATAGTCAATGCTACATTTTCAACCCGGCGCCGGGCAAGATAAAAGGGCGCGAGTCACAGGTGATCGGCGCCGGGTTGGTGGGTCAGGCAGATTTTTTCAGTCAGGAGGCAAATTTTTTTTCTGCAGCTTGACTGAGAAAATCCGCTTGTTTTTCTTTAGGGAGCGCACAGAACATCTCTAGGATAGTTCTGATTGCTTCACTCTTGTTTCCGTGCGCCCATGGGAGCGCGGCAAGTTCTTTCACCAGCTTTTTTTCTAGCCGGGTTTGGACCTTTATAGTTCTAGTTTCCATGTTTTTTTCGGTTTGAATGTATGATTGAAACGAAACCCTCTCGTCTTCGGATTTGTTGAGACGAGGGGTTTCTGTTTTTGGCTATAAAAGCGAATGTTCATGTTCTTTCATTACTTCTTTTACGATACTGTCTATGGTGATTAAGTATTGAGTACCGTTTACATTGATCACCAAGCTGTTGTTTCTTAAGGTTACAGCAACAGGGACTGTGTTATTTAAGCTTCTGATCATGTTTCGGTATATTACTGGCTCTTTTTTAGCTGTCTCGATTTTCAATTTGTTGATTTTGATCATGGTTCATGTACTCCTTTGTGATAATAAATCCGGCGCGGGGTGGGCGCAAATGGGAATGCATCCCACCGCCGCGGCCGTTTCCCCTGCACGTCTCGGAGGTGCTTGGGGGAAAAAGGTGAGTAATGTTACCGGCAGGCGCTCGGGTGTTCGCGTCGGCTGCGCAACAGGCCGGGCGACTCTGGCATTTCCTGCCGGGTGAATTTGAATCCCTGGCGGGCTCAGTACCCGCCAGGGAATTTGTGCCAGCGGCCGGAATTGAACCGGCATGGCGCTTTTAGCGCTACACGCTCCTAAGGCGTGCGCGTTTGCCAATTTCGCCACGCTGGCATGCCGGCTGCCGCGTCCCGATGGCCACTTTTTACGGGACCCCCTTTTTTGAAGCCGGCCGGGGATTGAAACGTTACCCTCGCGGGCAACCACTGTACGGCTCAGTAGTGGGCAGCCTCTTATCCCCTGCCACCATCGGGGTTCATTGAGTTCGAGGGCTGCTATCGTTCTACCGGGGATTGAGACCAGCGGCCGCATGAGGGCGGCCGACTTGGTTGGTTTTGCGGTAGACTTTGTGAAGTTTTAGGCGGCCTTGCGCATGGGCACGCGCGTTTTTTTCTGTTCCTCTTCGCGCGCTTTCACGTGGTTCTCGATCAGCTCGGTGCCTTTGTCGATTCGTTCGGAGGTGAGAAATTCTGCACCTCCTTCGCGCTCGATTACGGCATCGATGCGGAGTTTTCTTTTTTCCTCATCGTTGAGCATGGCAAGCGCACGGTAGAATCTGTACAGCTGCTCCTCTGATGCGAAGGTGATTGGCGTGCATCCGCGCTCGAGATTTTCAGCGCCGTAGCGATGGGTGAATTCTTCGAAGCTCCACTCGAATGTCTCTGCCTCTTTGAATTGTTCGAGCCGGCTGCCTTTGACGGTTGCCAGTCGGCGGCCGCCGCGGCGGTTTTCGTCGCGCGTGAGGTGAATCCAGAGGTCGAAGAGATACTCGAGATCTTTTGGACCGTTGGGGAGTTCGGCGACTATTTTTCCATCGCGGTCTGTCAATTTTTTTGTGTGACAGATGATGATTACGTTCATATCGATTTTAGCTACCAGACGGTATAGTCTTTTCCAGTTCCTGTTGGCATATTCGTAATGCCGTCCGTATTCCGTTCCTACCTTTCCGCTCCCGATCTCCACTTCTTTGTCGTAGAGAGTAGTGAGCGGGTCGATGGTTAATGTTTTATAATCGTGCTGTGTTTCCGCAAGCGTTTTGATTTCCTCAATTGCGTCCGCCAGGTTGGCGGGTTCATATGCTCGGCCGCCGCCTGCGGCGATCTTGCGCGCGTATTGTGCGTGCCGTGTACCCCCTTCGTCATCAATGACGTAGGGGTATGGCATATCGAGACTCGCCAGGGATTTCCCTACCTTGGCCTCGCCGGTGAGCAGGATCTTTGCCCGGCCTGGCGGCCGATCCTCTGGCTTTATTCCACGTAGTTGTTTCATTTTGACCTCCGAGAGTTTTTTTTGTGGCGGACTGATTAGTAGCCAAGCCGAATAGCTTGTTCTGCTACTTCCAGTTCCTGCCTAGTGATCTTTTTTCGCACGTCTTTTCGCGCGTCTTTAATCAGCGCGATTACGGCGTTGGGTTCGTCGCCGCCGCCGTAGGGTTCCCATTCAAAATTGTCAAAGCCGGCGTCTTTGGCGGCGCGCTTAAGGGCCGGTGATGCAAATTTTTTGTTAAACATTTCATCTCCTTTGAAAGTTAGTTTCAATTAGCGTACAGCGTTTCCAGTTGTTCTATCATTGTCGCTGCCAGTCCGGCGATGTCGCGCATGCAATTCCATGTTTGTCCGATTTTTAGTTTTCGGAGAAATTCCAGGAGCGCGGTCACGTGCTCGGGCGCCGGCTCCTTGCTGTGCAGCACAAACTTTTCCAGCTGGTTTTTCAGCCGGTGGGGGAAGTTTGGTGCGGTTAGCAGTGCGTACATGAGGACGGCGCGCTGGATTGGTTCGATGCTGTTCATTTTACCTCCGAGAGATTTGGGTACTTTCCGACGAGCTCGTTGTTGCCGGCAGGTTTTTCTTCTTTGGCCTTGAGCGTGTTTTCGAGCAGGTCTGAGATCGCCTGCATTTTTGCTACTTTGTCGATGGCGCGGAATGGTGATAACTTTCCGCGCTTAACCTGGCCGGGGTAGAATGTTACTCGACAGTCGACTTCTTCTTGTACAGCTAGAATGAGATCCTCGAGCTTAAAGTCGCTGTAGCGGGCTTCGGCTGCGGCCCGGCGCAGGTCGTCTTGGGTTATGTCGTTGCCGTACATGATATCCTCCGAGAGTTTAGGTTCGCCGCAACGGGCGGGGACGATCCGCCGGCCGCGCTTATTCGTGGTCCGCCGGCGCGTTGCGGTTGCCAGGCCTCCCTCCGGAGAGGCCTGTTAGAGTTTCAGTTCTCACAGCAAAGCGTACGGATTTTCTTGTGCATTGTGCGACGTGGACTTTTCCGTACGTACTCTTATGAGAACATTTTTCTGCCGACATTGCTGAGCGCCTCGAGCACGATTGGCGCGACGGCCTCGTCCTTTGCCTGCGGATGTAATGCGTAATTGACATCATACGCATACGTCGCCTTCAGATCAACGGGCTCGCCGATAAATCTAAAGCTATTAAGATGACTGCCATATCGTTCACGAGCGATATATTCAAGCTCTTCTCGCGTTGCGCCGCAGGAAGCAGCAGATATTAGATACCCCACAACTGGTTCTGCCATTTTCATTTTCATTTTCTCTCCTTGTGTTGCTGTACAATTGCACTACAAATGTACTACAAATGTAGTGCCAGAAGAATTTGTTTTCTAAGTTCAATATTTTCGTTTTTTTCTGGATTACAAGTGTACTACAATTGTACTATAAATGTCCAGTGGCGGAATTTGACCGGTCAAAAATCGCCATGCTTCTAACTACTGTTTTTTATATAAAAATTTTTACACCTTTTTACAATAAATGTCCAGTGGCGGAATTTGACCGGTCAA